CATAGTTCACGTATTAAAGGAGGCCGACGGGCTGAGCGAGGAGATCACGCGGCCAATAGTCGAGAAAGTTCTCGCGAGGGCTGAGATTTCTCAAAATAACAAGCTTTCGAAAATTGAGAGCCTTGAGATTTTTATTAATTCGAATTACCGACTTAAGCGAAACGAGATAACCAGAGCGATCGAGAGCGGCTCCGAGGAGCTTGATTCGAAATTTTTCAACACGGTGTACATTCGAGCGCGAAAAGAAGTCGATGATAAAATCAAATACGAGGAAATCGACAGGTTAATCGGCTCCGATTTTATAGAGTCGTATAATCCTATAATCGAGTTTTTCGAGAAGAACGCCCACGAGCAGCCGAAAGGCATGATAAAAAAGCTTTGTGACTCAATAGACAGCCCTAATGAATACAAGGATTTATTTATTAAAAAATGGCTCGTCGGAGCTATCTCGGCGGCTCACGGAGTACATTCGCCGCTAATGTTGGCACTAACTGGAGGGCAAAATACGGGTAAAACTCAATTTTTTAGGCGATTAATGCCTGACGAATTAAAATCCTATTACGCCGAGTCGAAGCTCGACGCGGGAAAAGATGACGAAATACTCATGTGTCAAAAATGGTTTATTTGCGACGATGAATTCGGAGGAAAGTCGAAAAACGAGGCGAAAAGATTAAAGGAATTGACATCAAAGGACTTTTTTACGCTTCGTGAGCCGTACGGGCGAAACAATGTCAGATTGAAACGTTTCTCGGTTCTTTGCGGAACGTCTAACGATGAGAAAATCCTAAACGATCCGACAGGAAATCGAAGGATTATTCCCGTAAGCGTGAGAAGTATTGATTTTGATCTGTACAATTCAATCGATAAAAAACTCCTATTAATTGAGGCTTATCATCTGTACAAAAACGGATTTAAATGGGAAACCTCAGCAGCCGATATTTTAGCACTTTCTGAGGGTACGGATCAATTCGAGCAGGTGGTCATCGAGAAAGAAATGATTATGCAATTTTTCAAGCTTCCGAGCCTCTCAAGCGACACCGATCCGGAGGGTATAGTCTACCTTCAAGCGAGCGAAATAAAGTCCGAGATAGAGCGAAAATCCTTGCAAAGAATTAACATTTTCAAGCTAACCGCCGAGCTTCTGAGGCTCGGATTTGTCGAGGAGTCTCGAAAAGTTTTCGGAAACACGCTCCGAGTTTATCAAATGATACGACTAAACGAAGGCTCTCAGGGTGAGCGCGGGGTGGGTGGTGATGACAACATCAAGCCGATAGATTTGGGAATGTTTTAAAAAAACGACCTCAAGTAGCTGAGTATAAGCCCCTTAATTGATTTTAAGGGGCTTTTTATTGCCTAATATCTTAATGTGGTTTAACTACATACTAAACCCTATATTAACCCTATATTAACCCTATTTAATAAATATCTTAACTCTATCTTATTATTATTAATTAATACACTTCACAGCTCTTGAGGCAATAAAAGTCTATTTAATAATATTTAGATAGAGTACATATTTGAGCATTATAAAAACATAATGTTTTTTATTTTTTTTTCATATTCACTATTTTTTTTTTTACTAATTACAGAAACTAATCAGACTTTGATTTCACGAATATGAACACCTATGTAATTATTTATAATTAAGTTACTGATTAACAGCAAGTTATGAAAAAAGTCTCTTTTACTTACATGGTATTAACAACGGTTTAAGTTGTGTTTACATATTTTAAATAGTATATTTGATTATGGACAAAAAAGAAAACTCAAGAATAGAAGTTATTGAGCTAAAATTAAAACTCTTGGAATTGGATTTTAAGAGTTTTAAAGAGCTAATAACAAGCAAAAAAGAACCTAGAAAAAGGCTGATTGAAAACTCTCATAAATTTAGCGAATATGTGGAGGCTACGGAGGCTATAATAATAGAAAAAGAGGGGTTTAAACTTATAACCGCAAAAGAAGTGAGCGAAAAACTTAAAGAGATTTTTAATTACGAAATGAGCCCCAGAATTTGCGGCAAGGTCATGAAAAGCATCTACTCTAAGTACTCGGTAAAAATTGAGGGAAAGCCATTTTATAAATTAACCCTCAAAAATGAAATATAAATCAGAACTACAATTACAGGCTATAATTTGGCAATGGTTCTACAACTCATTTCCAGAGTTTAGACTCCCGAAAGTGGGCAATAATCCAAGATGTTTGCTAATTCACAACTTATTGAACGCTAAATCTCACATAGAAGCCGCTAAGCTGAGCGGTGCGGGGTTAACTAAGGGGTTTCCAGACCTGACACTGTTTGTACCTAGTAAAGGCTTTCACGGGCTTCATATTGAGTTGAAATTACAGGGGCAAAAACCGAGAAAGGAACAAATCGAAGTTTTAGAAGCTTTGAAAGCTCAAAATTATCAAACTTGCGTATGTGATAATCACGAAGACGCTCAGAAAATCATTAAAGAATATTTAGCATTATGAAGTACTTTATAACATTCTCAACAGGTGACAGATTCGAAATAAACAAACCTTTAGCCTCTGGTGAGGTCGTTTTCTTCTTAGACATAGCAGGCGTAAAAACATCCGAAACGGTAACAGCGACCATTGAAACGGACGTGTTAAACAATCGAATCGAATATACATCCGTATGATTTCTCATACTTGGCTACCAAGGGCCGACGGTCCAGACATAGAAAATAATCACAACAAAAAAACCAGTAAATACATGAAATATCTAATAATTGACATTGAAACGGGAGGATTCTCGAAGTATAAAAACGGAATATGTGAGATCGCTATCGAAGTTCTAAACGATGAGTTGAAAACCGTCGCATCGTATCAAACATTAATAAAACCGTATGAAAGGAGTGAAAGCGTACTTGAGTATGTCGGTCAGTTGGTGTCGTACAAAGATGACGCTATGGCGATTCACGGGATCACAATGGAGGAACTTGAATCGGAGGGGGTCACAAAGGAGCAAGTCATAAAAGAAGTGGCGCTACTAATAGAATCGATGAGTGATAACATCATAATTGTCGGCCATAACCTCGAAGGCTTCGATTACCCTTGGCTTGTCGAATTCTTCAAAGCGGGCGGCGAGGATATGTTGAGCCCAATGATAGAATCAAAGATCGACACTTTAAAGCTTTTCAGAGAGTGGAGGGGCAAAGGATCAAAGAACTCCCTTTCTGATTTATCCAGAGAATTCGGAATAACTAACGAGTCAGAACACCGAGCCGCTGGAGACGTCGGAGCGACCGCCGAACTGCTAAGAATACTAGAAAAAAACGGATTAATTTAGTACGACGTTTTTCGATGTCCTTAAAAACCCCTATATTTGGCGAAAAAATCAAAGTCATTTATAGGGCTTTTTCTTGTTAATTCTTTTTACTAAATTGGAAGCATGGGAGGAGGACATAAAAACATTAAACCAGAGGACGGAGTCCCATTTGAAAAAGGGAATCAAGCCGCTGCAAAATGGACCGAGGAGTCAGCGAACCAGCTCGCCGACGAAATGCTCGAATGGATAAAGAGCGGCGGACATAGGCAGATTTTTTTTAACGAGTTTTTGCTGATAAACAAGGGCTTATACACTGATTTACCCGCGTATTTATCAAGAAAGTACGACAGCTTTCGAAAAAAAATGGACATAGCCAACGAAACTCAGCGCGTTAAACTGCTAAAATACGGCGTCGAGGATACTCTAAATCAAGGAATGACAAAATTCGCCTTAATGAATATTCACGGAATGAGTGAAAAAGTATCCACTGACAACAAAAACACCGAGGTAAAAATGACCGGCGCCGAGAGAAAAGCAAGAAAGGCCGAACTGATCAAAAAACTCAAAAAGTGATAACTGACGAGGAGATCGAGGAGCTTGAGCACTTGCAGCGCCTCGACGATATCGACAGCGCTCGCGCCTCTCTTTTGGGGTTTACTGAGTTGACTCTCGAAGGATTCGACCCCTCGGATTTTCACAAAAAATATTACGGAGTACTAGACCAGTTTTGCGAGGGCAAGATCAAGCGGCTTATTATATCGGTCCCGCCTCAACACGGCAAAAGTGAGGGCTCCTCGCGTCGTTTACCTGCTTACTTATTAGGCATTAATCCCGACCTATCGATCGCGCTCGCCTCTTATAATGCCACTTTTGCAAAGAAATTCAATAGGCAAATTCAACGAATAATTGATTCGAAGGAATATGGAGAAATTTTTCCAGAAACTTATTTAAACGAGTCAAATGTCGTCGCTGTCTCTGGAAGTTGGCTCAGAAACTCCGAGGAGTTCGAAATCGTTGATAAAAAGGGCTCGTTTAAGGCTGTAGGCGTCGGAGGCGGCTTAACGGGTAATAAGGTCGACATTATGATAATGGACGATCTTTACAAAGATTATCAAGACGCGACCAGCTCAACGATAAGCGAATCGGTTTGGGATTGGTACACGACCGTAGTACGAACCCGTTATCACAACGATTCGCAAGAGTTAATAGTGTTTACTCGTTGGGATGAAAACGACCTCGTAGGGCGTTTAGAAAAAAAAGGGCTCGTAGTTGATTACAACGGAGACGCGAAAACGATCGAAAAATTAGAGTCTAATCAGTTCCTAAAAATCAATTTCGAAGCGATCAAAGAATCGGAGCCGACAGAGTTCGACGATAGAAAAAAAGGCAAGCCTCTTTGGGGTAAGCGTCACAGCGTCGAAAAATTAGAGGAAACAAGAGCGCTCGACCCTTCAAAATTTTCTGCTCTTTTCCAAGGTAATCCAAGGACAAAGGAGGGTCTAATGTACCGAGATTTTGACACATACGAACAATTACCCAAGATTAAAATCGTAAAATCGTATACTGATACGGCTGACCAAGGCAAAGACTCGCTATGTTCAATCGTTTACGGCGTACCTCTGGACAAGGAAGATAAAAAGCTGTATTTAATCGACGTACTTTTCACTCAGAAAGGGATGGAAACGACCGAGCCGCTAACCGCTCAGATGCTGGAGCGTAACGGATCGCGTCAGAATATGATAGAATCAAATAACGGCGGGCGAGGATTCGCTCGAAATATTGACCGATTAACAAGTCCAGCCGTGAACATAAAGTGGTTTCATCAAAGCCAGAACAAATTCGCGAGGATTTTCTCGAATAGCGCGAGCGTAAACAGTACTTTCGTTATGCCTAAAGAATGGGCGGTAAAATATAAGGATTTTTACGACTCGATAAGCGATTACAAAAAGGACGGATCGACCAAACACGACGACGGGCCCGACTGTTTAACGGGTTGTTACGAAGTAGAATTCGCAAAAAGAAAATTTTTTGTACATTGATATGCAAGCCTTTTGTCGTTTATTTTTCGTATTATTGATATTTGTTGAACACATTTGTAATTAATGGGCGTATTTACTAAAATCGGCGATTTGCTTAAAAGCACTCAAAAAGAAGTGATCGACCAAAAGAACACTTTTAAAAACGATTTACCTCGCGATTATTTACCGTCGAATTGGCATTTTAAGCGAATAACCGACGAATTACTCGCGTCTTATGGTTTCGCTACGAATGCAGATGTTTACGCGATGATTTCGATGATCGCTTTTAAGTCGTCAGAAATTCCAATAAATTTTTTAAGGCCAAATTATAAAGGCGAGCAAGTTATCGACACTAGCTCGGACGCTTACGGACTACTTTACGAGGATAAAGAGCAGGGCTATAAGTCCAAAATCATCGAAATGATGACAAACATCCTGACAACGGGCGATTTATACATCGAGAAAGTGAATTCATTCTCAGGAAGTACTCCAGAGCGGCTGAGCGTTCTAAGGTCCGCAAGCGTTAAAACAGAGTTAAACGCGAACGGAGACACTATAGCACTAATGTACTGCGAAAATAGCAAGTATAGACGTATTGATTACGATAATGTTATACATATTGAACTATACGACCCTCTTTATAACCCGTACAACAAAGGTTTAAGCCCGTTGCAAGCGGGCTATCAAGTTTTAACGGCTTCAAATGACTTGCAGCTCGCGGCGTCTTCTCTTTACAAAAATCAAGGGTCGAGCGTTTTACTCAGCGACAACTCTGGAAGCATGAACGGCGATGATGAGTCCAAAGATTTACAGAGAGCTTTAAACTCAAGAATCGGAGGCGCTGGAAAGGCTGGACAAGTTACCGTAACAAGCGCCGATGTTGCGCTCCATAATTTGGGCATGAGTTCGCGAGATTTGGAACTGATAAAGTCACAGCCTATTAAATTGCGCCAAATGTGCAATATTTACGGGGTCGATTCATCTTTTTTCAATGATCCGGACAATAAAACGTATAATAACAGGAAAACAGCCGAAAAAGCGCTTATTAATAACGGCGTAAAACCAAAATTTGAGCTAATAATCGAAGGTATCGAGCGAGATTTCAGAAAGGCCGAGAATGTATCTCTGGAATTCGACTATAGCGGCCTTGATTGCTTACAAGAGGACCAACGAGAGAGAGCCGAGAAAGATGTCATCGTATCGAATGGTATTATAGGCGTTTTACAGTCGGGACTTTTACCCGCTCAACAAATACAAGTTTTGGTCGATGTTTGGGGCTATACTATTGAGGACGCTAAAAAAATCGTATTTTAGAGTATGGAAACCGTTAAAACGAAAAATATTGACCCCAAAAAAGTGAATGTTAAATCCTTAGAGGATTCAATAAAGCAGAAAAGCAGCGATAAACCCGTGAAAAAATGAAAAGTATCGAATTCGGAAATTATGATTTTGGTAGTAAAAAGGAGCTTTTTAAATCTCTTTTTGAGAAACAAGATCTAATAATCGACCTCAAAAAATCGCAGGTTTACAAATCTTGTGATAAGGGCGGGCTCAAAATTCTGCACTCCAAAACATTGAACTCGGAGAAATCTATCGACGGGGCAAAAGAGGGGTTTATTTATCCGATAATTTCGACTACTAGGTTTTTAGACAGTCACAAAGACGTTCATTTCGACGGGTGTTTCAATAAGACAATTAAGGATCAACAGGGTAAAATAAAATATATCCTTGATCATCAGCTCAATTATGACAGCGTGATCGCGTGGCAAAAGGACGTGAAACTCGTAAAGCAGTTGATCGACTGGTCGACAGTCGGAAAGGATTTCGACGGACAAACCGAGGCGCTGATCTTTGAGATTTCAAAGGACAACATAAAGCGAAAGGACGTCCTTTTAGACATCGAGAATAAGGTCGAGGAGTTCGAGAATTCGATAAGAATGGTTTATCACAAAATCGTTTTAGGAATGAATTCGGACCATAAGGAACACAAAAAAAACAAGACTTATTTCGATAAAAAAATCGATAGTATCGCTAACAAAGACGAGGTTCTCGAAGACGGGTATTTTTGGGGGGTCGAGGAGTTAGGGATACATAAAGAAGGGAGTTTAGTTGTTGCTGGAGGTTCTAACTCAGCAACTTCTATTTTTGAAGCCGTCGGAGACACTTCGAAGAAAATCGAGCCGTCGAGAGACACTCAAAAAGTTAAGAGAAAAAGATATTTATAATTTCAAAAATTAAGAAAATGAAAAAAGAATGGATTAACGCCGACGGTATGTTCCAATACCTAAAAGCGCAACAGTTAGAGGATTTAGCCGAGGAGCTACACGCCGAGTACAAAGAAGCTGAGGCGGCTCACATTAACAGCCGAATCAAAGCACTTGAGGGCGCTGATTCTAACGATCACACAAAAGAGATCGAAGAACTAAAGCAAAGCCTTTTTAAGCTTCAAACAGAGCAATTTGACACGATGAAAAACAACATCGTAGCAATGGGCAAAGAGTTGGCATCGATCAAAGAAGCTGGAAAAGAGGTCGATATGACTCCTTTTAAAACTGCTATTGTAGGATTCGAAGACAGCTTGAAAGCGTTAAAAACTGGCGGCTCGTCTGTCGAGTTTGAGATAAAGGCAGATGTGACCTACGCAGATTTAACGCATACGGGTCAACTTGATCAAGTGGCGGCTGGAATTTCTGACGCTCCAAAAAAGAGAGTGCGTTTATTCGAGCTATTCAGAAAGATTCCGATGACTACGGAAACTTATTCCTATCTATCGCAGAAAGATAGCGTTTTACGTGATGCTCAAGGCGTGGCAAAGTGCGCGAAAGGTTTTAGCTCAACAACTAAAGAGGAGATCGAAATCGTACGTATCAACGACGTAAAAATCAAGGACGACGTCGATTTGTGTCGCGATTACATGGACGATTTCTCATGGGTCGAAGCTCGATACCGTTTGTTATTGTCTGACTCTGTAATGTTCGAAATGGACCGCCAACTCCTTTTAGGATTGAACACGGGGACATCAATGAATTCGATCGACGCTGTATCCTCTGAATTTTCAGCGCTTAACGTTGACGCGCCAGTCGGAGCGACTATCGAAAAAGCAAACATGGCCGATTTAATCCTAGCTATGGCTACTCAAGTAGATGTACTGGGTAAATTAGCATCTTTCAATGTTAATTCCGCGGTAGTTAACAAGCTTAATTGGTTCATATTAGTTGAATCTAAAAAGGACACTCAAGGGCGTTATCTTGATCCTCGTATATCGAAGATCAACGGAAATTACTACGTAGGTGATATTTTGGTGATTCCATTGCCTGACGTAGCTGAGAATACGCTTTATGTGATGGACTCGACGAAAGGATCTATCTTAGATAGAAAGAAGCAAACTTTGAGGATCTCAACTGAGAACGGGACAAACTTTGCAGATGAATTCATCACAATGATGAGTACAGTCCGCGCTCAGTTCTTAGTCGAGCAGAATCACGCGAATGCGTTTATGAAGTGTAGCGATGTTGCAACAGCAGTTTCAGCGATTAACAAACCATAATTTTAGAAATAATGAAATACCTAAAATTTAAAAAGGATTATTTGGTTTATTCAAAGGGCGAAATGCTATGTGTCGAAAAATCGAATCTTGACAGGCTCGTTGCTATTGACGTAGCCGAGGAGATCAAGAAGGATGAATTCGACAAAGCGAATAACGCCAAAATAGTGGCCAAATTGAAAGCTTTAAAAGAGGCGAAAAAATCCGATTGCTCAGGCGATTGTGATGAGTTCGCCGATTGCGAAAGCTGCAAAGAGGCGGCAAAGAAAAAAGCTAAAAAAATCCGTGTTAAATAATGGGGTTTCCACTTACTAAATTATCAGACTTTGAGGTGGGGCGCTTTGCCCTCCCTCAAAGTTCTATTACTTCAAAAAACTTAATTTCTATCATCGGAGACGTTGAGGAGGTCGAGCTTTGCAATTTATTGGGCTTCGAATTGTCGGAGCTTTTAATCTCAGATTTAGACGGGACTAATACTCCAGTAAATCAGAGATTCACGAAAATATTTTACAAATTCTTTGAGAAATCGAGTATTTGCAGCGAAAAAATGGTGAGCGCTGGAATTGTCGACATGCTCAAAGGTTTTGTTTTTTTCTATTACGGTAGAACGTTAAACGTTAGGCTCTCAATGAATGGAGCCATAACAGCCGAAAGCGAGAACGCCGAAAGTAGGCCAGCTAATCATAGCCAATTACGGGCGAATTATAATAAATCAGTAAAAACTTTTAAGGCTATTCAGGCTTATGTCAAAGAAAACGAGGACATTTATCCCGAATTTGACGGTATTGAAAAGGACTATTTAACGATCATTTAAGGTGTTTGATTTATCGATTTTAGACAATTATCTGTATATCACTAATTCATTCAGCGATAACTTGACTGATAGATCGGCGTCTTTAATCGAGATCGTAAAAAAAAACGCCTCAAGTACAACGTATAATGTCAGGTACAACGGAGACACAATCGACCAGCTTTGCGATGTCCCTTGGACCGACTTCACTCTCGACGGCGTACCCTTCGCCAATCAACAGGCTTTTGAAGACTGGAAAAACCTGAATACAGGCATTAATTCAGGCGAATCTTTGCAAGGACTACTAACTGAGGAGAACGTCACGCAGCCGCTATCCAACGGCGTAAATACTAGTGTTCCCGCTGGATTTAGAACGGTATTAATAACCTCTTTGTCAGGTATTAACGTGATAAATTTCGGTAACCCTTCAAATTTCCAGATCGGAAACGGGAGAAGGCCAGACGGGACCGTATTGTCAGGCGAACAAATGAATTATAAAAACGGGATTTTGCCAGCCATAACGATAACGGGCGGAACTTGGCAGTGGATAGGATTATCTCCTCTTTAAAATATGGCTTTAGGATTCACAAGCGGACAATCAGACGCGGCAGCCGATTATCAATACGACACGAGAGCCGAGGCGCTGCTCAATACCTCAGATTTTGAGGTAAACGACGTAATCGTAATAAATAATTCGACAGGAGTTTGGCCTTTCAACTATTTGGCTGGCGATTATCGTTGGAACGGACTCGAATTAGTCGCGTACAATAAAGATCTAAAAGATAGGGTAATAGCTATCGAGTCGACTGTCGACGGGCTGAGCTCAGCCTCTCACGGTCACCCAAACAAATCTATTTTAGATGCTATCACTCAGCCTATTGTCGACTCTTGGAACGCCGCCGCTCTTTGGGTAACCACTAACGGCGCGAACGTTCTCACCTCTTTAGCTGAAAAATTAGACAAAGGAGGGTATGCTGGGAACGCTCAAGATCTGAAGGATGAAATCGACGCTATCCAGACGGGCGGCAATAGCGGCCCCGTTGACATACATGATGATGTTGATTTATATCAAGGAGCGATTCCCAAAAACGGATGGATAGCCAAATATGTTGGCGGTCAGCTAACCCTTTGTATGAGTGAGTTTTTTTTCTACAAAGGGCCTCCAGTTATAAACGTACTTGAGGATATACCATTACCCTCTACGCCGATAACATCTTCGTTTTTCTTTCAGAGGGTGGGCGTTTACAAGATCACTATAAATGTATCTTACTCAATAGATTCTAAAAAAGAAAGCGTCGTAATAGTACCCAAAATTAGCGGCTTAGTATTAGCTAATATTGCAGGGGGCGAAATGCTAAGGCACGAACACTCGAACGACAAAGGGAATGACAATGACGGGCGGGGGACTGATCAGAAAAACACCGCGACCAAAATATACTATTTTAACAACACGACCATATCAAACAAAAATATAAAAGTCGATCATTTCGGAACAAAAAACGGAAAAGAAGCGGCTTTGTGGGATGTTTTCATCTCAGTTGAGGAAATATTTACGCCAATTATTGTAACTTAAAGGAATTATGTACGCTGAAATCTATACACCGTCAATTCATTTCACTAGCTCCGGAGGAGCTGTAAATTATGAAGCTCTGAGAATTGAGATTCTAGCAAGCGCCGTCGACGGATTAGTCGCGGTCAAAGGATTCGACGGCGATGTTTACATCAAATTAACAACAAAACTCGATGCGACTGATAAAACGGCTCTCGATGATATCATCGCAGCTCACGACGGATTACCCGCGAGGACTACGAAGTCTTTACAAGAAAAAAGGACTAGCATACTCGATGATCTGGTTTTATCTGCTCACTTTCACCCTGTTTTAAAAAATTTTCCAGACGAAATAACTGCGTACCTCACGTACATCGACGACGCCTTGAACGCGTGGAGACGAGATGGAAATCATAATATTTTAGTCGCTCGGATTGCTGAGAACGCGGTTGATGTAAACGATCCGAATTACACGTATTTAAATAGAGTCGTAAACACTGACGGCGTAAAAACGTACGAATATTTGATTGCTGGAATACCTACAACCCCTTATATCTAATGAGAAGTACTGTGTTAGGATCGATTATGATAGTAATAGGAATAGCGCTGTTTTGTTATTCCTATTTCTTCATGCATAAAGACATTGAGAATATGTCGTTTGAATCCTTCTTCATTGGAGGTTTTGCGGTGGTAGGCATTATCTTCGTCGCGGGCAAGGATAAATGGTTGGACAAAGTTGTAAATCATTATTTCCACAAAGACAAAAAGGATCAGAATGGAGGGAATTAAACAGGTGTTGATAATCCCTATACTCGCTATCTTCTCAATACTCGATGAATTTATCGAGGCGATGACATCAAGCGCCGCCACTGTGGAGACTATCGGATTTATAGAGAGGATCAAGGGCTTTTTGACTTGGGAGGAGTTCGCGCTCGAAGTTGTAATATTTCCGATTATGGGATTTTTTACCATTCGATTACTTACAAGATTGAGGAAAAAAAATAAAAGCGTCGAGGATTTGAGGCAGACAATCGACGAGGCAAACGAGGCGCTAAAAAAATTGGAAAAAAAATGATAAGACTTTTAAAATGGTCCCTATTAGCAGCGATTGCGACGGTTGTTTTTGTTATCACTGGAGCTCTCGGCTTTGTAATTGGTCAGGTCAAATATTTGACAATGAGAGGCAGTAAGGGGTATATCAGATACTTGATCGATATGATCAACGGCGTTTTTACTGGAGCCTCTTATATTATCGAGGGTTACGCTTTAGGGATAGACATCACAGCAAACGGCGCCGGCGGCGAGGGGCTGGAATGGCTGTTAACCAAAAACAGGAAACAAGATACGATCACATTAATGGGATCGCCTGACGCGACGATCAGCGCGGGAATTGGAGACATGAAAGCAAAGGGATTTTTAAACAGTCGATTCGGACGAATGATTAACAAAGCTTTGAATATTTCATTTAATCAAAAGGATCACGGGGCCTACGCACTCCAGTACTACAAAGCGAGAAAAAAAATTCGGGCCTCAATGGAGCCCTTTTTCAAAAAGAGAAAAAAATGATAAGAGAGTACGATATCGTCGGGATTTTGAGGAAGCTGATAAGCGAAATGCAGCTCGTTATCGAGGTTAAAAGCTCGGTCGATAATACAGACGGTACTTTCACTATTCAAACTTGTAATACTCAGTATTTAAATGAGTGCTCTATTTTGAGCATAAACGGAAACGATTATTTTGTCAGTTCCATCGAAAAAGATTCGGAGGTAACTCTCACGGGCTCGCCAGTGTTAACAGATGATTTCATTTTACCCGCTCCTCTTTTCATTCCTGACACGCCTCAAGGCGCGAATAGTCAATTGATAGACAGAAAAACAGAAATAAATCGACATCCTTTCGTATGGCTGCTCGAAAATTTCCCTACTAACTACGATTTTAGCGGGGCCGCCAATGTTGCTGAGCCGAGAATCAGACTCTTTTTTCTTAACGCAGCAATCGAAACCGAATGGCTGGAGGACGAACACCGCAAAAATTGCATTGATCCTATGATCAATTTAACGGACGCTTTTCTCTTGGATTTAGTTAAAAAAGTTTCTGGAAAACTGGAAAAATTCACGATTACTAATCGGATTAGGTTCGGGACAATCAAAGGTGACAAAAAAATATTAAACGAGGATTTATCGGGCGTCGAGCTGGATATCGTTATCCCTGTAAAAAAATGGTCGATTAAGTGCGTTGAATGTTAGCACTCAAATGATTATATTACAATCAAAATTATTTCACTAAATAAAATCAAAATAAAATGGCAGTAAAGAATTTCGCATGTTTATGCGGTGGGGGTATCGGTAACATCGGACTTCCTTCATGTGTCGAGCGTCCCGCGTTAATTGTAAAAGATATTTTCATGAACACTTACGCGGCTGACGGAACAAGAAACAGCATTAAATCGACTGATTTAGTCGGCGGTGTTTTACCCTCAGCTTTCCTATTAGGAAAATTCACGGAAGCAGACCCAACAAAACGTTGGTATATCACGCCCGACACTTACGAGGAGGCTGAACCAACTAGAACGGACCGAACAACTCAAGAGAGCGCGACGGGTACGATCAAAACGCTTAGAAACGGACAAATACAACGATCATTTCAGTTGTGGGATGTGCCTCACTCGTGGGCTTCAAAATTGAACACGGCTACTTGTAACGAAGTCAGCGTATTTTCTGTAGATGAAAGCGGAAAATTAGTCGGAGAAACCAACAAAGACGGGTCTGAGTTTTTCGGTTTAATAATCCAAAAAGGAACATTAAACGCCGAGGCTTTCGAAGCATCGCCAACGGTTGACGCTTATACGTCTATAACTTATCAAATCTCACGCGCATCTGTCGAGGGGTCATTCTTGACGCTTTCAGCCGATCAATTGGAAGATGACTTGAGAACAGCTAGGAGTTTAATCGAGGTCGATTTGACTCAAGGGTCTGGAGCTAATACGAATACTAAAATATTCGTTGACGCTTTCAACGGTACACTCGGATCATTTGGGAATTACCACCCTTTACAGGGTGCGGTTCTTATCGCTGATTGGAAAGTTTTCACAAGCGCGGGTACTTTAGGAGCTGAGATCGTTATAACTAACGTAACAGAAAACGCAGCGGGTCAGTATGAAATCGATTTAACAGCGGACGCAGCGACAGAGGTTTTTGTCTCATTCGTGAAAGTGAAAACTTCAATTTCCGACTTTGGATACGTAGCTGATCAAGTTTCCATAACTAAACCGTAATCCTATGAAAATCAACGAATCGACAGGAGTAAACCCCGAATATTGGGGTGAGAAAACTCAAAAGGAATTCCTTGATAAATTCAAGGGGAAAGCAAGCAAAGAGAAGTTGATCGAGGTATACAAAGCCTGTAGGAAATCAGCTCGTAAGTAATTGCTAAATAAAAAGCCTGACTAAATAGTCGGGCTTTTTTGGTATATTGGAGGGGTGAACGCCGATGTAATAGACATAGCCGAGTATTTAGAGGGTAACACCTCGGACCAACTGATCAACAAAGCAGTAAGCGACGGCGCGGTCGAGGGGGCTATAGTTCAATTAAACACGTTTGGACAACTCGGACGCTTTGAGGATTCGACAGGCGAAAAGCTCGCCGACATTGGCGGCGAATATTCGACATTTACACAAGAGGCGAAAGGGCTCGGACCGCGAGAGGTTAATCTCGAAGACACTGGCGATTACTGGGAGAGCTTCGAAGTTAATCCGATTAACGGGGACGGCTATGAGATCAGCTCGGACCCAATTAAAACGGGCGGCGATAACCTCGAAAATCGTTGGGGTAAAAATTTGGAGGGTTTAAATAAGGAAAATATTAAAAAGGCTAATGATATTATCGAGGCTAAAATCTGGGCTCAAGCGGAAAAAGCATTATAATTCGCTTTACAAAATGCCTATTTATAATTGGTTTAAAATGAGATTGAAAAAAGATTTTTCTTATCTCATTAAAGACTCCTCGAAACACGATGAACCGTTATCAGAGGAGCAAAGCGCATATTTCGAGTCTATTTACTTGGATATGTTAACCGAATTTATAGAGGAATTCGGGCAAAGTAAATCATTAAAAAACGAGTTAGAGACTAAATCGAAGATAATAGACCTAAATCTCGAATTCTTGGAGACTGGCGATAAATTTATCCTGAATTCAATCGAGAATTTAACTTTTAAGATGCTCAAAAAACAGACGGACGAGGTAAACAAGTCGCTCGGAATTGACGAAAAGAAAGAGATGAAAAAAGAGATCGCGACAGTGAGTAAAACACTCGGAAAGCCTATTGATATTAAAGCTTTCCCAGTAATCCCTTTTTACACTCAGTTAACGATACAAGACGCTTTATAAAATGGCTAAGAGAATCACAACCGTAGAATTAAACAAAGGGCTCAAGGAGGCAAAAGAGGAGGCTCAGGGGCTTTTGCTTGCTTTCGACGGTGCTCTGAAAAATATCCAAGATTTGGCCGCTATTCTTAAAGCGAATAAGGGCGGGCTAAATTTAGCAGATGCGAAAGACATCGAGAAATTAAATAACGTTTTCAACGAGTCGAACCAGTTAGTAAAACAGCGACAGAAAGCCGACAGCGAAAGCGCTAAATTAAAGAAGCAATTAAACGCGCTGAGTGACGAGGAGGTCAAGGGGAAAATAAGATTTCAGAAAGCAGCGAGAGAACAAAAAAAGCTTTTAGAGGCTCAGATTGTACTCGAAAAAAAGCAAATAAAATCACTAAACGATTTAGTCGAGCAAAACAAAGCGCTTAAAACGGTACGCGACAGCCTAGATACTGAAAAAGAGGCGAAAGAAATCAAGCGTTTAAGCGATCAGATAGATGATAATACGCGAACCCTTGACGAAAACAAGAAAGCGAAAAGAGATCAGAAAGCACTCGACGAGGCAATACTCACTCTTGCAGATAGGCAGATAAAAAGCCTCAAAGATTTGAGGGCTCAAAATAAGGCGCTAAAAATCGCCCGTGATAGCTTAGACATTGAGGCTGACGCCGACGAGATAAAGAGATTTAATGATCAGATAGACGCCAATACCGAGAAATTAGAGGGGAATTCTGACGCTCAGGCTCAGCTAAAATTCAGAATCGGTAATTATCGAGAGGAAGTAAGCGCCGCAATTAAGGACAATGTAAATTTCGGCGAATCTTTCGGCGCTATTGGTGCGTTAATCCAAGGGCTCGCGACCAAGGTTGGGAATTTACGACAGGAACAAAAGGAACAAGAGGACCAAACCGATCAGAACGCTAAAGGGCTGAGGAAATTCGGAAACGCTGCCAAGGTAGCTGGGAAAGCCTTAATCGCCAGCGGGATTGGTGCTCTCGTTTTAGTCCTCGGTACGCTTTTAAATCAGTTTAGGAGTACGCGAGAGGGTGCGAAACTGTTCCAGCAAGAGACGGCAAAAGCCTTAACAGCCGTTAAGGTTGTCGGAGGTTTTGCGATTGATTTTATCAGAAATAAATTCAATCAACTGGAGGCGAATATGAAAATATTTAGTTTCAATATAACGAAGGCACAAAAAGAACTGCAAATACTTTTTGCAACGATAACAAGGTCGGACACTGGACAGCTAGAAAAAGAAGTAACAGCCATAAACAAGCTTATCGAGGCTCAAGGAATCGCCGCCACTACAGCGGACGAGAACCTCCTCAAGCTGGAAAAAAGAAGTTTAAGCGACGAACTAGCCAGCGCTCAGGAGGCCAGTTCGAAGCTAGTCGATAACCAATTCGCCCTTGGAGATGCTACAGCGGTAGCAAATATAGAGATAGCCAAACAGAAAGCTTTAGAGGAGGCACTCCTCACAATTGCAGACGATGACACAAGAGGATTCAACGAGCGAAACGAGGCAAAACAAAAGCTTTTAAAAATTCAGGCATCAGAAAATAGCGCGGGCGCTCTGGCGGTTAAATTAGCTGAGGAGCAACTAAAATTGCAACGAGATACGGTGGCGCTACAGCTACAAGAGTCGGCGGTCGACCCCGCTATCGTGGCGAGCCTCAAAGATCAGAGCAGTCTAACGCGGGCCCTAATAGCTGATCAAGAGAGCCTCAAGAAGATAGCCCCCGACGCGCTCACGGCACTAAGCGACGCCGAGGTCGCTCTGATCGACGCGAGAGGAGAAAGGGCTCAACAACTCCTCGACAATAACGAGAAATTAAGGAAACTATTATTTGACGAGGTTGAACAGACTGTCGATTTTTTAATCGATGGAAACGAGCAAATAAAAGTTTCAAATGAAAAGCTAATAAACGACGAGAAAAAGAATCTAGCAACTAGGCGAGCTCTTTTGCTTGAGACTCAAGAGCTGATCAGAGAATCAAATATCAAAGTTCAAAACGAGATAGCGAAAACGGTCGACGGGGTAACGGGTAAAGATATCGCCAGCGCTTTCGACGAGGCTCTCAGCGTTGAGGATTTAAACGAGAGGCTCAAAGCGCTGGGCAATGCTGAGATACCTATCACTAGATTATTAGATCTATTCAAAGAAACGAAAGCACAGGCGAGAGATTTCGAAGATCTAAACAAAACGCTCGACGAGGCAGACGCGAAAGCCGCCGAGGTGAGCGCCGACATAGAAGCACAAAGAAAAGTACTTTCAAAAGGACGATTTGAAAGTGAGGAGGATTTAAACAAGTCAATCGAAGCGCTGGAGCGTGAAAGGCTCGACAACAAAATCGACCTATTAGAGAGGGAAATCTCAGCGCTGGAGGACAATTCGACCGCTCAACTTGAGAAACAGCAAGAGCTCAACGATTTATTAATCGAGGACCAGAAAAAGCATTTCGCCGATAAACAGGAACTCGAAAAAAAGGACGCCGAGGAAACGAAGAAAAAGCGCGAGGAAACCGAGGAGTTTCTCCGAGATTTAGGAGATCAGACGGCCGAGGCGTTTTTCAATGCTCAGATACAAAAATCGCAAGCGAGGGAAAAAGAAATTGCCGACGATATCGCGCAAGCTAGATCGAGAAATTCGGAGCTGTTAAGCCTCAGCGCGAGCGCCGACTCGGTAACATCTCAAAATGCAGCCGATTCGTTAGCGAGACAGAGAGAAATCGAGAGAGAGAAAACGCAAGAGCTGGAGCGAGAGAAAAAGAAGCAAATCAGATTGGAATTCATTCTCGCGGGATTGAAAGCTTTTAGCAACAACGCAGGGAAACCGAATGCGACAGGTAAAACGGTCGCTGATTTAGGTGTTTTAATCGCTGGACTCGGAGCGGTAAAAATCAACGCTTTCGACGGGCTCGACAGAATCAACGAGCGCGGCGAGGGTATCGATAATAAAGGAGGTATGCTGGCGATAAATCACCCGAATGAGATGATAGTCGAGGAAAAGCTCAATAAAAAAATGGGCTTTCCCTCTCGTTACGATGTAGCGGACGTATTTACGCGATATAAGGACGGCGAACTGATAGACAGGAACGGAGCCTCTCAGCAATTGCAGCAGGTAATCGTACAGGGGGCCGATAACAGCGCGTTAATTTCGAAAATGGATGAGATGATAAAGGAGTACAAAAACACCTCTCAGATCAAAGCTATCGTGGACACTCAAAAGGGGTTAATGAAATTAAAAGAGCGCAAAGGAAATAGGATAAACGTTTACATTGATTAAGATGCTGGAGAATTGGAAGATTGATAATAAGAGCGTTACGCCGCCGTTAGAAAGTGAGAATTTAACGATAGACCTCTCTTTTAAAAAGGGTACTCTGTCAGAGTCTCAGCCCGTCCTATCGTTTGACTCAATAGTCCTGACTAACAGCTCCAAAAATGCGTATATTTGCGCGAGAGAAAAAAATGGGCCTTATCAAGAGATACCCGTCAGCTTTTCCTTTCAAAATAAAGACCTGTTTAACGGCTATTTAACCGAGCCGAATTTCTTACTACAGCTCGATCAGATAGAAGTTAAACCAGTTTCAAAAGAAAGCACTGACGGACTAGTCGAAAAACTGAGCGCTATCGAATCGAGCTTGCTCAAAGACTTGTATAATTATCAAGAACTGGAGTTTTTAGTCGAAAAAGTAGATATTAAACCCGAATTACTGCAGTTACAATTAAGCTCTCTCTTTTACGCTTACGTTTTGTATACTCAGATCAAGGAACTAAACGTATTAATCAGCGAGGCCGTTGAGGCTACTGTAAACGCCGCGCCACCGGGGCTTTCGTTCGGTTCGATAGTCGCTTTAGTTTTAAAAATATTGATTCAGGCCGTATTCGTAGCGATTACAGTCATCCAATTAATAAAGTATGCGAAACAGGCGAAAGAGTTATTGATCCCTAAAAAGAAACTAACGAAAGTAATCAGCCTTTTTGAGCTTGCTCGCGCTCCTCTCGCTTACATCGGCTATGATCTAGTGACCGATATCGACGACATGCACAGGATAGGACACTGGGCGTCTGGAAACGTAGACAAAGACGAGTATTATCCACGATCTAGCGATCGATGTGGATCAGCTCTCGGCGCTCTTAATTTCATAGTGGAAAAATTCTCGGCGAGGGTGTTTGTACGCGGTAATACTGTTTTTATAGTCAATTATTACAGCCCTCTCTTTTTCAATAGTTCGGGGTATGTTTTGGATGATTTCCCGCGCGGCGATTACGAGGAGAATCTCGACGATATGGTCGGAACTCGCGAGCATATTTATTCGGTAGATTTCGAGGATCAATGGACCCTCGAAAATTTCAAGGGGACTGAGTATAAAATCAGAGCGAATATATCAGACCCTAAAAAATCAACTATCAAGGGATTGAGCCAGAAAAACTATCAAGTGGCTTTGTGCAATCGAAAAGATGAATTAAACGCGCTCGAAAAGTTGTGGATGCAGTTCGTCAGCCTAGTAAAATTAACCGTCGACGCGCTAGGAGGAAATTCTGGAAATCTGAAAATACCGAATCGAATAGGAATGGCTAAAGTGTCAACGGAGAATTTAGGGATTGCCAAAATTGTTTGGTTTAACGCTAAGAGATTGCCGTCGAATCATCGCGAGCAACTCAGCGCGAAATCTGACGAGGAAAAATTCCATTTTATAGAGTCTCACGTCAGAAATCCAAGGGCAAAAACTCGTATTTATGGAGCGAAAACCGAGATGATCCAAAAGTATAATTTTAATTCGCTAAATTGTAACCTAAACAACAATATCGTTTTTACTCCAGAGGGGACGGCGGGAACGTTAAACAGTGTAAAATGGAAAAAGTCCAAAGATAACGCTGCTTTAATTTTCGAAATTGAGGACGTAAACAGGCCGACAAAATTAATCGAAACTTTTGACGAACCAGAGAAATGACACTACCTGACTTAGGCCCTTTATTAGAGGCTATGAAAGCGAACTTAAAAAAAACTCACTCAGAGCTAATGTCTGGAATGACTCCAGAGCAAAGAGAGGATACTCAGCAAAAAATCGACGCCGAGGTCGACAAGTTCAACGACGAACACGGGAGCGCTGGAGGCATGAATGATTTTATATCCGAAATTTACAGTAAATAATGGCTATCAGAGCGCAATTTCAGAGCAGAAAATTTTTTACTCAAACGAGGAACGGCGAGGATTTATCACTAAATCAAAGCGAGTTTACTAATAATTTAAGAGCTAACCCTTTAGAAAAAATCAAATTCTTAGGCGAGGTAATAATATACCAAGTTATCCAGCTAAGCGATTATTTTATCAATTTTGCGGGCGCTGGCGGTTACGGAGATCCGACATTTGTTGTGGGTCCAATTAATGACGATTTTACCATACAAAGCGAATCATCGGATTTCTCGAAGCTGTCTGTCGGCGATGAGATCAAGGTAGTTTGGCAAGCTGGAAACGAGCTTAACGGGACTATTACCTCGGTAGATAAAGATTTAATTTTCTGCACTAATGTAAGCGGAAGCCCTTTAATAGACGCGGACCAGAATTTAAATAACGGGCTTACTCATGGTGGTGTCGATTATTTGGTGGTTACAAACACTATCAATTACTTGAAGTATAAATGGGGATTTTCAGACCAGAGCGGCGAGAAGAATACGGCCTCAAGGCTCGACGGGAGGACAAACTCCTTTGAGCTTCCAAACATCGGCGCGGCCTTTCAAGATGCAACGAAGGCGCTAAAAAACGCCAACGACGACACGCTGAGAATCCGACGCCTTTCGAATGCTCCAATACCTGAAAACAAGTATTTAAATACTAAACTTTTAGCTCAGCGTTTCGAGATTGAGCACATATTTACGGTCGACGATTACTCGGAGGATGATATCTCAGCCATTGAAAACGGGATAATTCCAGACCGATATCTCGGAGATATTACCGAGAATTATTTCGCGGCGCTGGAATTCAGAGTCATTGAATCAGCTCCAGAAACGGCGAAACTTTTCGAATATCAAGACGATTCTGATATCGGATATTTCTCGGAAAAATTCAACGAGGGAAAAAACGATTTTACCGTTTCGGATGTAGTCATAACTAGACTATCGAACGGCGATCCTATGGAGGAAATCAGCTCGACAGAGCCGTCGAAAGTATCGCTGAGAGTATCCTCTGATATCGACGTTTTCGGCGGGTCGATTAATTATAATGTAGTACACAAAACATTATTAACGGCTGACAATTACGAATTTAAAGACGAGAATTACGTCGACTTATTCGATTTCGATAGCGTTTACACTTTCGACACAGTACTAGCTAACGGGGTAGTTTTAAAGAATGTTCAAGCCTCTGGAATTTCACCCGTTGAGGCCGTTATCGAGTTTGAGGTCCACGTCGGGAAAAATTACGACGATACCAAATATTTAACGGCCTTAATAATTAGCGACCCGCGAGAGTTGAACGTCTCCAGAAAAACGGTAACGATACCAATTAAAACGGGTATTTATCAAAATGATTTTGATATCGAGGGATTACTCGATAATGTATCGATCGAACTTTTTCAGCGAAATTGTGACCCGTACACGGAAAGCGGATTTAGTTCTTTTCCAGTCATACAGGGCGATTTTATTTATACACGCCTTGAGTTTGAGGTTTTAGGCGGTTTAATTGAATCGATTGAATTACAGACTATTAACAGTGATTTAGACGAGGTCGAAACGCTTACTATTGACGTCTCAGAGATCGTCGAGATCTCAGGCGAGCAAGAGATAAACACGGTTTTACCTACTCCATACAGTCACGGCCTCGATGGCATCGTGAGAAAAGTATCGTCTGGAGTTTACGAAGTAATTCACGCCTATAGAGTGCCCTTTGAGAAATTAAACGGGGTTTCTGGATTGAGTGATGTTTTATTCGATCAAACAGAGCCGAATCAAGGGTTTAACGAAAGCGTATTTTATCAGCAATCGAAAGGGCTGGGGGTTCACGTAGCGTTTAAAATTGGCATGTTCGCAGAAAATAGATTAACTTACTACAGATATCGAACGCCTAATTTAACGGTAATCGATTTTGAGACAAATTTAGGATAAATGGCAAGCTTTAATTTCAGTAATAGATACAGAAAATTTGACGGGAACGGCTTAGATGATCACATTTTTTGTGATTTCGGTTGTTTTAACAGGACAGGCGGCGACGATACCACGGGCGACGGTTCTGTCGGAAACCCGTATAAAACGCCCGCCTTTGCTTTTGCTCAGGCTATAGCTGGCGACACGGTCGTATTTGCTCCAGCTGATATGCAGAATGAGCTCGGTGGCGTTGGTGCTGCCATTGATTTGACGATAGATATTACTCTCGCTGGCGATAGCAAAAACCGCGACGTTATATTCAGAGACACCGTAGGTGATAAGGATCTGTTTAACCTGACAAACGGAGCAATCGAAAACCTAACCATTATCGGTTACAAAACGCCGTTGGTATTCACCACCTCACAACAGTCCGTGAATGGCTGTACTTTTATTGATAGCGTTGACGGGTTCGTCAATTTAACAGGCGGGAACGGGGCGCCAATAGTTTCGAATGTGTTCATAAACAACGACGTTAAATCTCACAGCGAATCAGATTTCACGGGGTTCTCTTTCTTTAATTCGAATATAGTCAATGAGATGGCTCAATCGTTTAGAAAGTGCCAATTAAGGCGCTGCTATTTCGACGAGAACTCGATACACATCGAAGGTTCTGGGGCTGGAGTGAACGAGCTTATTGAGTGTCATGTTTTCGACTTGACAACTTTCGACGGCGGTTTCCCCTTAAGGCTAATACTCGACCCCTCAACAATTGACGAGCAAGGTTCTCCAGCTTTATTTGTTAGTCCTTCGTTTCTTGATTTCGCAGTGCAAACAGGTAGCCCACTATTACAGACCGTCGATTTTAATATCGGAGACGTTTATCGGGGTATGTCATTTAGTCCAGATCAAGCGGGTTTCGTAGCTACTGTATTAGCTAATCCTGACATCGAGATCGTCGGGTCAGAATTAAGGCTCGTCGCGTCCGTCCCGACTGGCGAGAGTAGAACGGTCGAGGGCTTCGAAATAACTGCAAGCGGGATAAATAGACTCTCGACAGCTTACCAAATCGGCGTATCTAGTAAATGCGATTATGTTTTCGAGGTTCGCGTCGCTGACGTAGCCGCGAATATTGGCGCGGCTATTTGGCAGCCTTGGAAACCCTATCGACTAGGTGAGCGCATGACTCAAAACCTCGACGGTACGTCTACAGGCGAGGCCGCATATTCTTGGATAGATAACAATAATGTAAATTATAAATTTGCTCAGGGGCGTCTCGTTTTAACTCAATTGTAATATGATCACATTGACCGATTATAGTGGGATTAGTTTATTATCAGAATCAATAAAGGTCGTTACTCGATACTCTGGATTATCGATCCTATCCGAGCCCGTCAAAGTGTTGACCGATTACTCTGGGGTTTCAATAATTCAAGAATGGACCCTCAGAGTCAGAGTGATAGACACATCTACGACTCAGGTAATAAGCTCTTTTTTTAATTTGGTGAACACTTCGAACGTTGTCGATCCTTACAGTAATTTCGATACATCGAGTTTTTTAGAGCACTATCTCACAATTGATAACCCCTCGAACCTGACTTTTACCGTCAATATTTCGGGGTATATTTTAAAAGTCGAGAATTACATGTATTCAAGCGGCGTCGAATTTCTCGATATTTTCGTCGATCCCGTTCCGAGCGTTCTATTTACTTGCTCAACGATTTTTAAAAATCAATTTGGTTCGACTGTCACCAGACCATTAACCGACGGTTACGTCGAGGTAACTTTCCAAGGGAACACAGATTTTAACATAGTAGATTATTCAGTATTATTTGAAGCGATACCCGCCGGATCGTCGAAATATAACTCGATACTTTTGGATTCGGAGTTGATAGCATCGACGACGAATTCGGTCACTTACAAAGTGGCGGTAGTTCAAAGCGCGGGCGACTACTGCTATTTGTCAAACATAACGAAGGCAGAATGTTAGAATTTGAAATATCAGACAGCAATATCACGACCCGCGAGGGAATAACGTGTTTGAAATGCGACTCCTCGATCACGGTCGAGCCTCCAGTCGAAAAGGTCGATTTTTGTTTCTGTAATCTCGAGTGTGAGAGCCCTTTATTAGTATTCGCTGGTGACACTGACCGAGAAAAAGATTTTTTCACTCTTTACCATAAAAGCAAAGACGAGAGCGCGATAATTCAGTTTTTTATCAATAAGATCGAACTCGTCGACGTTACTCACGGGAAATCGATTCCGAACGGCTTCGAGGTCGATTTTACCAAAATATTTAACACTCTCGGCGGCGGCGATTATACCCTCAAGAAAGTAGTTACTGAGTGGGCTGTTGAAACGGTTACTGAGTGGGGGCTTTTTCGGGTTGCTCCCTTTGATTTGTCAAGGGCTGACGGTACTGTCAAAATTGAGGCTTTCCAGACTGGGAATTTCGAGAACGGTTTCGATTTTGAAAACGAGAATGTTAAATTCTCGCTAAGGATAGACGGAACTCTGACAAATAAAAACGAGGTTTTAGAGCTGCTCGACACTCCAGACGGGCGGCGAAATGATATCCAAGTACATGATAGGTTTTGGAATGAATACGATTTAATATTCGATTCGAACAAGTATGGATTTATGAAGCTATTACTTAAAAACATGTTATTCGGTACTCAATTATTCGTGAGCGATTACAGCCTGAGCAACCAACACAAAGAAATACCTTTTAATAGAGTGCCTTTAAGACTTGTCGAGACTGATTCGGACCACATCAAGGGGACGAATACGACGAGTTATTCAGTTAAGCTGAGGGATTCACTCAGAAACGGAGTGAAACACCCTTTTATTGATTGTTAAAAACTGATAGAATGAGAGAGCTAAATAAAATAATCGTTCATTGTGCAGATACTAGAATCGACCAAAATTTCAGTATTCACGACGTTAGGAGATGGCACACCGACCCAAAGCCGAACGGGCGAGGATGGTCGGACGTTGGATATCATTATTATATTCGATTAAACGGAGAAATCGAGGTCGGGAGGTCTATCGAAAAACAGGGCGCTCACTGCTCGGGGCAAAATAAAGACAGTATCGGAATATGTTTCGAAGGCGGCAAAGAGTCGGACGGTTCAAAATGGTCAAAGCCCTTCGATTGTCAAATTGAGAGCTTCAAAAACTTGAGTAACTCGCTCGATTTAGTTGTCGGAGATACGCTCGATATTTGTGGGCACTACGAATTCAGCTCGAAAACGTGCCCGAATTTCAACGTGAAAATATTATTTTAATGAAGTACCTATTGATAATTTTATCGCTTTTGACGCTCCAATCTTGCGCGCTGACAAAAAAGAACCGAGCAGATCGAAAGATCAGAAAGGCCATGTTTCTTGACCCTCAGCGATTCGAGAATGAAACGGTAACCATTCACGACACCGTAATCATTAAGGTGCATTCAGTGGACACTATCACGCAAATAGTAAGCCATGACACGGTAACCGTAATAAATAATGACCGCGTTAAATTGAAATATTTCTACGACACGACGCGCCTCGAAATATGGCACGAAGTAGAATGTAAAGGGGACACGGTGTATATTGAGAATGAGGTAATAATCGAAAAAGTAAGCGCAAGCAGCAGAGGAGATTTCCCTCTATGGATTTACATCGTCGGCGCTCTCGTTGTTATCGTTTTGGCTTTTTACTTGATTAAACCTCAATAAATTTAATTTTCACGGTCGCTAAATTCCTGACCATATCGAGCGACGTCCTTTTCACTTTGAAAACTGGCGTAAATCCTTTTAGCTCCTCTCTTTTTCCAATTCTTTTTGATATACCATCGATTGAGGCTCCCAATTTTTCGGGCTGATTCAGTTTTCTATGGTGAAATTTGAGTTTAAATATCATCTTTTTTTTCTATTTACGTGAGGATTCGCGAAAAGTGAGAGATTCATCTCGTCAACTACGACGAACCATTTACCGCCGTGAATTTGTTTGTTTAATTTCGGCTTTAGCGCTGTAATTCGCGACGGGTGAACGCCTACATGATCAGCGAACTTTGACGGGCTTAATATTTTTTCCATGCTCAAATATAGTAAAAAAATAATTAAGTAAAATATTTTTATGTCAAATCTTTTTACTACATTTGAAGAAACAAAAACAATTTAAAATTATGCCAAGAGGATTAAGCAACAACGAAAACAGCGGCAAGACTTACGTTTCATGCGCTAACGGTGTATTTATTCAGAGAATGAGCGAAGCAACAAAGGACACTATCGAGAGGGAGCTGACAAAAGGGCCGAACGCGGGAACTATGGTTAACGAGCTGCATTTCCAAAGGATCGAGGGTCAGCTAGTGAAAGCCGAAAAGCGAACACATGAGGAGTACGGTACGTCATGGAATTTTACGATTGATGTATCGCAGACGCCAGAGGAAAAAGAGGAGTTGATCCTCGGAGTAAAGGGTAGTTACGCAAAGCAAATTTTAATGAGGTTACCGAATGCAGACCTAAAGCACGACATCGTTTTGACTTCTTACTGCTTCACGCCGACAGGTGAGAGCAAGGAGCGCAAAGGGATTAGCATGTCTCAAGGTATGGGTAAAGTGATGCCTGCGTACACGAAGGACGAACCGAACGGACTTCCTGAAATGACTCACGTTATGTTAAAAGGGAAAAAAGTTTGGGATGATCACGCTCAAGTGCTTTTTCTTGAAGCAATGATGGATTCGGATATCATTCCGCAATTGAGGGACTCGAAACCAGCCGAGGAGGCGCCAACGAGCGCCGAGAGAATAGAGAGATTCGAGGAAAACGAGGAGCCGAGCGAGCAGCCTAAAGCGGCTAAATCGGATAAATTACCTTTCTAAAAAATAAAGGGGTTTCGGAACCAGTAACCGAAACCCCTTTTTAAAAAACGAAGTAAGAATTCTAAAATACTAAAAAACCATGACACAAAAAATTCAATCAGTAGAAATACAGAATTTCAAAGGGATAGATTTTCAGAAAATAGACATTTCAGGAAATCACGTCTATCTAATCGCTAAAAATGGAGGGGGTAAAACTTCATTTATTGACGCCGCTTTCGGTAGTGTTAAGAACGCTAAGCCATTAAAGGAGGGCGCAAAAAAGGGACATGTCTCGATTAATATCGACGATTATCTCGTCGAGTTTAAATTCTCAGAGAAAAACCAAAAGCCTAAATTAAATATATTCGACAAAAGCGGCGCGGCCCAAAGTTCACCCGCTGCACTATTCGAGAAGCTTTTCGGCGTCCAGAATTTCGATATCGACGAATTTCTCAGCCGATCAGCATCGAAGAAAGTCGATTTTATCAAAAATATAATAGGCATCGACTGGAGCGACGCCGACGCGAAATATAAAACGCTATACGAAGAAAGGACTTTTTTAAATCGGATAATCAAAGAATTCGACGCGAAAATCGGAGACTCAATTCTCATGAGGAACACCGAGGAGATCGACACCTCTGTTTTAATGGCTAAATCAAAGGAGGTAAACGAAAGCAACTCGACGAGGTTTACAATTAAAAACGGGGTCGATGATCGAATCGTCAGAATAGAGTATCTAAAAAAAGAGCTTTCAAAACTTGAAAAAGAAGTCGAGGACGGCTCCGAGTGGTTAGATAAAAATCCTATTATTGAAACCGAATCGATCGATTCGGCTATCGAGGAGGCCATCGAGCACAATCAAAAACTCGCCGTATTTAATCAACAACAGAAAGGGCGAAAAGAGGCCGACGAGGCGGTCGAGAAAGTCGAGGCTATTCAAAAAGAGATGGACCAAATCAACGAGGCGAAACGCTCAGAGCTTGAAGCGGCTGATATGCCCGTCAAGGGGTTAACGTTTGACGATGATCAGCTTTATCTCGACGGCTTACCCTTTGAGTCTAATCAGATAAACAGCGCTAGGAGGATCGTCGCAGGGCTTGAGATTCAATACGCATTGAAAGGAGATGTTTCGATCGCTCGCCTTGAGGGTTCAATGCTGGATAAGGATTCAATGAATGAGGTCATTGACTGGGCTGATAAAAAAGGAGTTCAACTATTTGTCGAAAAGGTCGACTACGACGGCGAGGAGTTGAAAATAGAAATTTCAGAATCTTGATATTTGACCCGAAAGAATACGAGGCCGTTGTCGAGTGGTTAACCGCTAACACTGGGAAAATTTTCAGTGTTAGCGAGCCGCCTCTCGCTAGGTCGTATACTGATTCGAAAGGGCGTACTCGTAGACTGGAGAAAAGCCAATTTAAAAACGAGGCGAAACTATTGGCATACATTAAACACCACATCGATTCTGGAGATTCTCCAGAAGTCGAATTCTCAGACGATTATTTTCGGATGTTTAAAATCTGGGAAAAAGAAAGTAATTTTTTTAATTACCCGTTAATTATTCAGGAACAAAAAAATATTTAGTTATGGAAGATTTAAAAATTGGTGACGTGTTCGAGAGTGTGATCTCAAAAGACAGGGTCGTTATTCAAGCGATAAAAGGCGATATTATCGAGGGAGAAGACGATAGCGGGGGATTCAAATCGATAACGAGGGAGGTTTTAAAATATAATTTCTTTAGAG